ATGTAAAGAGGACTTGTTGGGCTTGTTGTTCCTATACCAACATTTCCGTCATTCTTAATGTAAAGTCTGCTTGTTCCTGCTGTTCTAGGGTCTCCGCCATTTGCGTTAGACTGCATTAAATCCATATCTCCCCAAACTGCATGATTTGTCATAAAGCACCAATTACGAGAATTTGCCTGTCCACTTGTGCTATAAATTCTTACTAATGGACTATCACTAGATAAAATTCTTATTGATGCAACACTTCCACCTTGAACATCAAATAAAAAACTTGGAGAAGTTGCCCCAATCCCTACATTTCCCGAAGCATCAACTTGAAGAGCAGGATTAGGAGTTCCATCACTTGCGCTTAATTCAGAATGTCTATGTAAACTATCAGCCATTAAGTCAGTTGTTAAATTTGTTATTGCGGTATCAATCTGCGCATGGGTGTTAGTTCCTATGTTAGAAAGGGCTGTGTGGTCAGTAACTCCGCCATGAGCATCAACATAAGCCTTATTTGCAATATCATTATTATTTACAGGAACTTTCTCTATTGTCCCTTCTTTTGTAGCTACATTCTTACGAACTGCAAAATCATCTAGAATACCTTTTGACTTTCCGCTCTCATCTATTTTTTTGATATGCGGAGTCGGTCTTAACAATGGATTAACCATTTTACGCCGCCTGTATAACTATTGCGTGTCCTGTTTCGTTTTCTGCAAAGCAAACTAAAGAATCAGCAACTAAGGGAGTTCCTGTCATGTTTCTTAATCTGCTTGTAAATTCAGAATAATTATTTGTAAGAATAATATCTCCTACTGCTGTTCCGTCGTTGTTAGACGCTGTCACGCTGTCTTTATAATCATCATTAAAGGCATAGTGAGAGATTAAAGAAGTTGTGTAAGGAATATCTTTTGAATCGTTTAAAACCTGCGCATCTGTTAAAGCAGCATTCCAATATTTCACATTGCTTATTGCTCCTTTAAATTCCAAAGTCAAAGCTGCATCTCCTGCAATACTATCTGCTGCTCCGATATGAGCTCCGTCTATTCCTGCGCATGTATCAAACCAATATGTAGCTTCTGTAACATCTGTCTCGGTTAGTGTCCCTCTAACTAAAGAAAACTCAACTCCATCAATATAAATCTTAGGCTTTACTGCATTTTGAACTAATGAGATATGATGCCAATTATGCGGTTTTATACCTGCTCCAACCGTAATTAAATCCCATGCAACATTAGGGCCTGGCCTTGCGCATTTAGCTTGAATTTCTCCCGCTACGTAAGCTAAATAAATATAATCAACTGCGTTAGCATCTCCAAAACCAATTATCGCATAAGTTCCTGTCTTGTCTGGAACATTAATCCATGCTGTTATAGTCCCTGCTGTGTCGTTTGCTGCTACCCGATCAGAAGCCAATTCATCTATTTGAACTCCATCGTCAACAGCCCCTCCGATAAAAGCAACTGCTTTTCTTCCTCTCAAACCTCCGCAAATATGATAAATGTCTGTTGTAGCCATTTTAAGCCTCCTGAACAGATGTAATTAATTCCCAAGATGCAGCTGCTGCAACAGATGCTTTCTTGAAACATAATTTATTCTGTGTAGAATCGTAGATAATCATCCCAATATTTCCAACAATAGTATTTCTTACTGCTGTTGTCATCTGTGGAATGTTAAGATGTTTTAAATCAATTAATTCAGTTTCCATTTACGCCCTCGTATTTGTAATCTTACAAATTTCGTTCGGTGCTTGTAACTGGAATACTCCTCTTTCCCATGAATCAATCTGAGTGTATTTTCCGGGAACTACTGTTTGAGCAGTTGTCAAATAGTTAGCTTCTTTCCAAACCATACCTTGCTTTTCAACTAAGACATAAGCCTCGTCTGCAGCTACTACTTCTGATATTTTTATAGATAAACCCAAAAGTGAACCGACTTTCCCATTAGGCATAATTCCACTTGAATAAGTAGGATGATTCAAAACTTTAGAATTTGAGATTATATTTGTATAATCAGTTCCATTAACAACAAGAACCCCGCTTCCATTTAAAGCATCAATTCCATCTACTCTTAAAGTTTGGATTGCGTCTAAAATATCTTTTATAGGGTCTCTATTTGCTACTGTTGCGCTATCCCACTCATTACCTGCTGTAATTGCAACGGTATTTCCAAAGTTAGCAGCGCAAACCGTATAAATTGCTACGTCTTCTTGATAGATTATTTTTCTTGCAATTCTATAAATCTTTCTTTGGAGCATTGGAACTGTTGCATATTGTCCTGCTTCCATGGAGATATAACTTGTTGCACCGTATTTTTCAATTACTGAACTATACTTAGTTTCTTTTGCATCAACATAAGGGAAAGGTGCAAATTCTGGTATTCCTTTAATTGGAGAGTAAGTTCCCCCATCTGTAGAATCATCGTTAGTTTCTCTAAAATATGACTCTGTATAAGAATCTGATTTGTCTATCGCACACATAGATTTCCAAACTTCTTCAATTTTTACAACTGCCTTTACTGCTGTGTCAATATACTCTTTTCTTAAATCTGCCTCTCTTTCTGTGTCTGCCATTTTATACTAATTGTCCTACTTCGACGATTGCAGTTCCTCCGCCACCGCCAATAGTGTTTAAACATTTACCGACAATACTTCCTACTATTGTGTCTGCTTCTGTAGCAACTGCGACGACATCTGCTCCCGCTATAGAGACTGCACTTCCTGCTGTTATTGCAGCTGCTGTTGTTACAATTGCCCATCTTCCATTCATTGCCACTACAAGCTCTGTAACTCCTTCTGATGCTGTATGTTCAACCCAACATATCCCTCCGAAAGGGTCAGAATCAGCAGCGCTAACAACAACGGTGTTAGCATCAGTTAATTTCATGATTGTTCCGATAGGTACAGCTGTCGCGTTTGCAATTACTCTTCTTTCAAAAATAGTTGGTGCTTCAATACAAACTGCGACTGTCATGCTTTATTAAGAAATAACTTGTTTAAATACTTTTCTAATTATTCGTTATACCGATTAACTTTAAATTTCTTTAAGTTTCTTCTGTAATGCTTCAAGAACTAACTTTCCCTCTTCGGTGTGATTGTGAGAATCTTTTTCATTCTGTTCAGAAATTTTAATGGATTCTTCTAATTTTTTAATAGAGTTCTCTAAATATTCTTTATCCATTGTATTTTTCTATTGCTTTTTCCAAAGCTGTATCTTTAAAAAATTCTTTAGCTCCCTCTTTCTTTTTTTGTGCTTCTGAAATTTCTGGCTGCTGCATATGTCCGCCTGTGCCACCACCTAACATTGCTCTCGCAGCTGCATCTTCTTGACGTTTTACTAATTCCTCGTGCCTATCATTCTCAAACTTTATTCTGTCTGCAGCTTCTCTAGCTTGGTCAATCATAGATTTGACTGGCTGTTCTGTTGGTATATTTTTATCTATGTCTGTCATGTTAGAATAATCATATATATCTTTATATATTTTTCTATTCTTCTAAATCTGACATAGAAATTAATTGTTTGCTTGGATCTGGGTTAAGAATAGCCTGCTGCATTTCTCTAACTAAAAGTTCTCTTGCCCCACCAACTGCATAAAAATTTTCAAACTTTTCTAATTCTGGTGTTCCATCTTTACCTAAGAATTTGTTTAGATTCCCCATAGTTTCAAGATGCAAATTAGAGTAAGCTTGGTCAATCATGAATAACTGATGATTAAATAAATCTATATTTTCTGTTGCATCTCCTCCGCTATTTGTATCTGTTATTATGGAACGTAAGTTAGTTGAGCTAGTTTTAAGGTTAGAAAACTCTGCTTGAATATTCCCTGTTCTCTGTTCTTTAAGACTAGATATAACTCCACCAACAAAAGAAGCTATCGCCCCTACTGCTCCCCCTACTATTGCCCCGACTGCTGTTCCTGCTCCTGGTATAACTGAACCTGCTCCTGCTCCTATTGCAGCCCCTACTGCTCCCCCTTTTATTACAGAAGGCAATGCCGTAGTAACTCCGCTAGCTAATGCCTGCCCTATGTCTAACCCCTTTGCATTTGCTTCATTAAGATAAGAGATTCTTTGTTCAGGAGTCATTGCTTGTAATTGTTGCTCTAATCCTACTGATGTTTGCTGCTGTCCTATCTGCTGAGCTGCCTGAGTGTTTGGCTGTCCCTCTAACTGTATTTGCCCGCTTGCTGCTCTTTGTTGATATTCTGCTGTTCCTGCATTCCCTGGAGAATTAATTATGCTGTCCATAATTATCTTATTCTTTTCCTGCAAAGTTAAAGGGGCTTCTCCTCTAGATGCTCTTGTTGCATTTATGTTGTCTGTAATAGAACCATAGTAATCTGCAGATGATACTTCTTTATTTCCTGAAAATTGTGAGACACTTTTATTCCCAACTTCAAAAGATGGCTGTGTCTGGGGATTTATATTAAATTTATTTGGTGCTTTAATCCCTTCTGGTAATTCTAAAGTCCCTTCTCTTGTAGTAACATTTGTTTTTTCTCCAACCTTAAAAGTCCCCCCCTCTCCTGCCTTTGCTGATTGCTCTCTAGCCATTCTTTGAGCTTCTAGTTCTTTCTTCTTTTTCTTTTCTTCTTCTGTTTCTACCATTACTTAGCCCCCATCATTTCTTTAATTCTTTTATTCAAACTTTTTATTTCTGATTCTTCTATTACTCCGTCTTTATCTTCATCTATGAAATTGAAAACCCAGTTTAAACAAAACAGGCCTACAGACTTGAAAATGTTAAAAATTAATTTGCTTATCATGTGAATAATTGAGCAATGCCTACCCCCAATAGAGCGAATAAAATCCCTTTTATCCAACCAATATCTGTCCTCATTCTTGATACACTATGGTTAAGGATATCAATTAGTCTAGTCTGATTTTCTTTAAACTGCTGAAATGTCTCGCAATCTATGTATTTGTCTCTCATTGAGCACCCTGCATTTGTAATTTACTTTGTCCTGTGTTTGCTGCCTCGTCTGATTGCATATTATCTACTAAACTCGGCTGCTTATTAATTGTTATTTTAATTCCTACCTGGTTCCATAAGTCATCTTCTAGTTCTTTTATCTCTTTAAGCCAAACTGGCTCTGTGATAAAAACATTTGTCTTTGCAGATGCTTCTGTGTTGTTTTCTGTTGTTCCCCCTATGCTTACTTTTGATATTCCTAGCTCGCTATAAAATTTATTTTCAAGCCAATTTTGATAACGGATAAAAGCGTCTATTGGAGGAACGACTAAATCCTCAAACTTAGCTTCCTCTGGTTTAACCGTAAGGATTACAATATTCCCATTTTTTATTCCATCAGCTAGTTCGGTCTTTAATTTTGTCAGTCTTGCTGTATCTGTTTCATCAACATAAAGAACTCTGACTGATGAGTAGTGCATTAATCTACGTTGGTCTATTCCAGACTCTATCATAGCCTCAATAACCCACTTAATCGCTTCTGTTTCTGCAACTCCTAGCGGCTCACCTATTTCTGGGTCATTTGAAGAGTGAAGAACTTCATAAGGCTTTAATTTCTTTGGCTCTCCCTGTCCTTGTTGATATTCATACTCGATTATTATTCCGTTCTCATCTTGAATTATTGTTACTCTTTCTGGGTCAAGATTTTTAAGATTAATCAAAGTTCCTGTTCTCTTATCTCCTTCTCTAATTATCTGCATGAAAGCATCTCCGTTCCATTTCTTACATCTCAAATGTTTATACATTATCTTCCAAAAAGTCTCTTTTCCATTTCCCGAGATATGGTCTAAGAGAACTTTATCTCTTGCACTTCTTGTTGTATATCCATAGCCCAACACATGAATAGAATAGGATTTTATTGCACTTCTAAACTCTCCCGACTTTTCTCCCCTGTATAATCCGTAATAGATAGATGTGTTTTTGTTATTGTATCTGTTCTCTTTATTTCCCTGACTTCCTTCGCTTGTCTTGCTTGGAATTGAATAATTAGGAACTCCGCTAGCAAAGTCTGTTGTTGTTGCTGCGTTTAAGTTGTGAGTCGTCATTATCTTATCTTAAATGGCAAAGAAACCACCATTTGTGTTTTACTAAGAGTATGCCCAGAGTTATTTACAACAACACTTGAACCAGAGGGATTGTGGCAAAGATAAACATTTCCATTTTTTGCTATTGTTAAGGATAATCTTATTTTTTCTCCCAATTTTACAACTTGGCTAGATATAGAATTAAATTTTAAAAATAAATTTTTATTCACAATAGATGTTGCATCTGTTGTTGCAACCAAATCAAAATCAAACTCATTTGTCAAAGTTGTAGTAGACGCATCTAAATTAACTCTTATTAATTTTACATCTGTGATAGTTATATCTGCATTTGTCCCTGTATCTATTACTCCAACTGGAATTATTGCATATGCAGTTCCGTTAATTATTCTTTGATGGTTAAATATATCTGTGTCAAAAGTTAAAGTTCCTGTTGGGTTTGCAGTAAATCCACATACTGGCTCGTCATCAATAAACTGACTGTTTAATCCATATACCCCCGTGTCAAAAGTTTCTTCTATGAGATGATAAGTAATAACTGAACCTGCTAGAACCATCTTTGTCCCGTAAAAATTAACCATTCCTGTTCCCGATTCTATATCTTGATAATTGTAAGTAACATTATAAGGTGCATCTTTCCTAAACTGCTCTTGAAGTCTTTGTTCTGCCATTTAAGTCCCTGTCTTGATTAAATTTACATTTGCTACGATTAAAGTTTCTAACTTTGCAATCTGTGCGTATGCGCTGTCATAAAAAAACTCTGCTGTTCGGATGTCTGTTCCGCTTGTGTCTTTATCACAGATATTAATTGAACATCTTAATGCTGCATAAATTCCTAAAATCTTTTTCATCATTGCATTTAAAGAAGCATAGTTTGCTGAAAGGTCATAACCTGTTATGTTGCAGAGATAAGTTTCCCAGTAGGCAATAAAAGTATTGATGTATGATTCTGCGTTGTAAGTTGCACTCGCCCAAGCAGGAACGAAAGATTGAACCTGTGCTGTTGTTGCAAATATACCTGTGTCCGCCATGATTAAATGTAAGAAACACTAATATTTGAATGTTTCTGATTTGCCAAATGTGCCCCTCTGATTATTCCTTCAACTGCATGAGTGTCATTTCCGAAAATATGAACTCTTGTTAGTCCGTGAGAGTCTTCTGTAAATTCAACTTGAACAGAACGCAGAGATGCTTTAACTTCATCATTATTTAAAAGTTGTATCTCTCCATGTTCTCCCATTGACTTTAAATTATCGTGCATATCCTCGTTAAATAAACGTTGCTCTTTGTTGTCCCTATCAATTACAACACTTCGGTTATTCATCGCTATAATCTTCTTTCTCATCATCGGCTCTCTTATCAAATGGTCAAGAATACTAACCCCAAGAGTTCCTGCTCCTGCATCTATTCCCGATTGTGTGCAATTCCACTTTTTGCTAAATTCACATATTAAGTTTTCATTTTCAACTGTGGTTAACTTCTTTCTTGAATAATGGTCTATATGCCTAACTTTTCCTCTTGGACTTTTCCACATTATCTCTGCTGTAAAAGAATCTCCGCCCATTCTCGCCAAGTCATGCCCTGCAAATCTGTAACCAATTTCCAATATCGTCTGTCTTTCTTCTGGCTTTACTTCTTCTGCTGTGCAAACGTTCTCGATCCATTCATCATTATAGAAACGACGCAGTTCTTCTAAGAATAAACCTAAATATTCTTGTCCGTATTGAAGTTCTGTTTTTTCTCTTTTTTCTTCTTCTAAAAATTTTATTGCTTTTTCTTTTTGTTCTTCTGTCCAACTTTCACTTATTGGTCTGTTGTGGACAACTTCCTCTGTGTTAGTTTGAAATATTTTATAACGATTATCTTTGTTTTGATAAGCTCTCCAGAAAAACCCCTGCTTTCCGAAAGGAGTAGAACACATCCAAATTTCCCCACCAGTTGTTAAAAGGATTGGAGTTGCTGCCTCAAGGATTAATTCATTAAAACGGCTGACTTCATCTAAAATTAAAACATCTCCTTCAAATCCTCTTATTGCGTCTCCAGTGTTTCCAACTGGTCTAGCCATTATTGAACTTCCGTTTTTTAAAGTAATTTTTTTAGAATTTGTAAAAGTTGATTTTTTATTAATATCTTTTTTATTGTGTTGTTCTAAATAGTTCATTGCGAAAAGAATGATTAACTGGGCCTGGTCTTCTGTTAAAGAAGCAACAATTATTCTCGTGTTTGGTTTTTCTAACATTCTCTTGCACGCTTTAACTGCATGAATATAAGTCTTTCCAACCCTTCGTCCTGTGCAAGTTAGTGAATGTCCTTTGTATTCTAAAAATTGTTTCTGCCAATCATCTAAGATTAAATCCATTATTTACTTATGATACGGAAGTTTATAAAATATTTTAAAAAATTTGTGGGCGGGGATAACCCACTTAAATATGTAAACACTCAACTATCGGGCACTTCTAGCTTTTAATCGCGGCGGCACTAAAGGAATTTTGTGCACTAAGGTCAGCTTAGTATACAATTTAACAAGGAGAATAGCAGTCGCTCAATCCTTCGCTCCTTGTGTCAAGTGAGAAAGTTCCACTGGAAATGCAGGTCTCCTTACCTCTATTTCCTATGGAGATAAAGGGCGGGATAGCGAAAAGTCAGCCGGTGAGCCGATTAACTTATGAGGCACTAAGTCAATCCTTCCTTAGTTAACAAGGGAAAATGGGGGAATTGCGAGCGTGGGGG